ATAAAACCGAGGCCACCAAAGCCAATACGTTCAGCGACCTCAGCAATATCCTGCGAAGTGTAGTAGCTGCCGTCCTGCTTCTGAACCTTGATGTCAGCTGCCAGACCAAGCCTGTGAGCGTCAGTCTTTGTGCCGTATGAGTTGTTAGGGCATCGGTATCCGGAGTTGATATAGATCGCCTTAGCGTTCATATAGATGTGCATTTTTTCGAGCCTGTCGATGAGCAGCGTGCTCATAGTGGCAGTCTTTCCGCAGCATTTACAAGCGAATTCCGAACTGTCGAAGTGTGCTGATAATTTCATTCGTTTTTACCTCCTTTATTGCTCTGTGTTCCAAAGTAAAATCCTATCACTGTCGTGTAGATCGTCACGAATATGTCCGGTTTTACATCGCCGCTGACCGAAAGATAAGTGAAGGCGCCGGTCAGCGTGAAAGTGACGAGTGTTTTCACATCTATAAGCTTAGCAATGCGATCTCTGATCCTCACGTTCCAGATCCTCCAGTCTGTGATTAATCACCTTAATCTGCTCTTCGATAACCGGGAACCGCTGGGCGAAGTGATTATGCTCCGCTACCCGGTTTTCAAGCTGCTGCAAGCGGTAGTTCGTGAGCTTTGAGCTGACCAGGATGCCGCCGAGCGATCCTGCAAGCGTACCGATAAGAGAGAGGAGAGCCACGATAACATTTGTGTCCATTATTCGCCTCCCTGAGCTGCAAGCAGTGTCTCAATAGCGTTCAGCCTCTCGTTCAGGCTGCCGTACTCTCCGCGAGCCTCTGCCACCTCGTCGATCACGCCGTCAATATCCGCGACCGTGTGACCTTCTTCCATTTTGCGTATTACATCTGCCATAGGTAGTCCTCCTTTATGAATTGATATATGCACGGCAGCCGTCGCCGTCTATTACAGCAAATCCGTCACCGTCATAGAGTTGACCGTATCCGCCGCCGTAGAAGTTGACCTCGCAGTCTGCCGGAAACGATGTAACGGAATATTCGCAGTCACTGGGGATTGTGACTTTCTTCAGCTGAGTGCCATTGAATGCGAACTTACCAATTGAAACGCAGCTCTTAGGTATCGTAACCTTCTCCAGCTCCGCTGCATCCTTGAACGCTCCTGCCTGCGGCAGCACCGGCACGCCGATCATCAGTCCGACATACGGCATACCGTCATTCGCATTCGGATCAATTCGCCAGAACGTGTATGGACTGTCACCGTGAAACGGCTTGTCCGGAACGCCAAGAGCATCGGTATTAACAAGTTCATCATTCTGTATTATCCACGCCATAGCCTCACCGCCTTACGTCTGAATCGGGAAACCGATACTGCTGAGATACGAAGCATCTTTAAGCTGTGCAGTCGTAACACCCACACAACGACTTGGAATAGTTCCAGAATAACTATCTGTATTGATAAGGCAAACGTCAGATGCGTAACTATCAATACGAGATGTAATCATATTGACAACAGTATATTGAGTGCCAGATGCTAAAGTAATACCTAAACCGCTTTCGCCTAATATATAGCTATTTATAGCTTTAAAAGTAGGCAAACTGACTTCATCTATATCAATATAGATTCTACAATAATTAAACGGTGATGAAGCATATGGTCTAATAAAATCCCAATATCCTTTAATTTCGCAATTAAATGAACAGCTCGTAAACGAATTGCCTCTATTACCAGTAAATACACCTTTTGTATAATAACTACTTGTATAGGTATTGATAAATCTTCCTGTGAAAATACATTTCGTAAAATACACTGAGACAGCCCCCGAAGAATTTGACGAATAAAAGAAACTACTATTTTCACAATATATGTTAAGAAAAGCAATTCCGCTGATAGTACCTTGTGAAACCGTATCGGTATGAAATACGAAATCAATACCTCTTGCCGCAAGATTCTTAATATAACCACCGTATCCATTAATGGATGCACAATTAAATTCAATTCTTGTAGTAAGTCCTTCTGGGAAACCATCTGAGCTATTCGCATCGAGGACGAATGTGTTCTCATAAAGGTTTGCAAGGTCTGAGGTTTGCACATTGGTCTGAACAACTCCGTTTGCATCTGTGTACAGCTTATTCGGATCAACAGCCCTGTCTGATGTATGGACTATGTTCTTCGGGAACTCCACATAAGCGCCGGATGTTCCGGCGGCTGTTATGAAGTCTGCCCAGTCAGATATAATGAATGGATCATTCTGTGTGCCTGTTCCTGTCATTATATTGCTCCTTTCTTATTCGATAATTGTCACGCCTTCGGGTATTGTAACATTCTGAACGGCTGTCCCTGTAAACGCTCCGCCTGCTATTGCCGTTACAGCTGCACCGCCGAGCTTGTCAGGGATCCTCGGTCTGAGAGCTGTTCCTATATAGCCGGTGATCGTTGCAGCTCCGTTCTCAACTGTATATGTGTAATCAGATTCGGTTGTGACCTCAGGTGACTCAGGAGATATATCCTGACCAACTACGACAGCAGATATATCGGTGATAGTACCGCTGCCCCTGACTTCGACACGAACCGTGTGACTGCCCTCGTCCGGACTTATCGGCACGCTTGCAAACAGGCTGATCTTCTCGCCGGTATGTGTTGCTGCACTTGGCCGCAATACCTGTGCTATCTCATCGAGCAGCACAGTAAAGCTTGCTGTTCCGGAGCTGTCAGCAAGTATTGTTATTCCGACATTGACAAAGCCGTCTATTGGCTGACGTGCGCCGAAGCCGCCCTGAGCTGCCGTGTATCGTCCTGTGAAGCTGTCCGGATATGTTTCAAGGGTGACTGTCCGCAGCACCGCAGCTGTTGAGGTCTGCGACGACGAGCCTCCACCTGAGGAAGAGCTGCCGCCGGAGCTGGCAGACGATGCACCGATGCCGGTATCAGGCAGGCCGGCAGAAGTGATAGTCTGCGGTGCTCTGAATCCCCAGCTCAGACCGGTTATAAGCATTGGCATTGCAGTTTCACCGGCAAGGCCTCCGGCGACTGTGATCATATCGCCGAGGTCAAGCGCCGGATTGCCATAATAATCAACAGTGCCGGAATACCAGGTCGAAGTGAATTTCTCTGCAATAGGATCAATCCATTCCTCGAAGTATTCTTCATCTCCACTGCTTGTGAAAATATACTTATTGTTGTAAAAACTGATGTTGACTGTGCCTCCGGTCGTTGCAGTATCAACCGTGTAGGAGTGTTTTTTGGCGTCAATATAAGTTATGGTATCTACACCATAGTTATAGTCTGACGGCTTGAATTTGAAACGCTGCGAAGCTGTTATTGTTTGCACTGAAGACGTGCCAAACTGTCGGAATTCAATTTTTCCTGATCTATTAGCAAAAGCGAAGCCGCCCATAAGCTGAGCTATCTGCTTGACCTCTTCCCAGCAAGTTTCTGAAAACTCAACACAGTTTATCTGGTTTGCTGGATGTCCGATCATTGCAGCTATTTGCTCAACAGTCTGCTCGAACTGAACGTTTACTGTTCTTGTGATGGTGTCAATTATTGCTGGAAGTTTGATAATTCCGACTGTATCATCATTGATAGCAGTCCTGAGACGGTTTAAGTGATCTGTGCCTTTTAACTGCCACCTGTTCTCACCTGTAAGCCTGTCCGCTGACTGTATATCCCATACGCCAAGAGGAATATATATCGGATCATCGTTTGGCACATCGACACCGAATTCAAGCGATACCTGAGCACCTTTGAAACTTGATGGAAGACTTGCAGGGTAGTGAATTATCAGTTCTACCGAGCCGACATACATCTCGCCGAACATAAAGGTATCATCGTTTTCGACACATTGCTGGTCGATTTTTGGTGTGCCTTCGATCTCGCCATAAGCCTCAGCGTCATAATAGTTTAATTTGACATCTCGCCCAGCGAGATGCAGGATGCCGCGTATATGTTGCATAACTTCTGTATCTAAGGCATTGAGGAAAGCTGTCCTTTCGGCTGTCGTGGAAAATTCGTACATACTTATACCTCCACAAGTGTTACAGATAGCTGCATATACTGTACGCCGTTGACGATAACAGATGTTGATTTCACTCGGTCAGAAGGATACATTGTCTTCGTGACGTAGTTGTTATCGCTCACAGTCGCGCTGTAATCGAGGAACGTCACGCTATACTTGCGGCTCGTAGCCGGAGCGATGACATTTTCGATCTCGTTTATCTCAGCAGCAGTGCCGATGTAATTCAACTCAATCGAATACACGTTCCGGCGAATTATATACGACATCAGCACGCCGGTCTCAGCAGAACGAGCGGTTGAATCAGAGTACAAGTCAGATTTCGTAACCTTATAGCCGTCTTTCGCAGGCTGTAACTTATCGCTCATAGATACGCTGTTAATGTAAGATATAGGTATCAATCTGCTCATTATGCCACTCCCTTTCGTGCGTTATCATCTCGAACTGCCTTGACTGCAACCTTACCGATCTCTCGGCCGTCAAGGTCAACGTGAACGTGGATTGTCTGATCACTGCCGCCGCCCATTCTTGCAAGAGCGTTTTCGACTGCCTTTTCTATGGTGCTCAGCGGTGAAACGACCTCAGGCTCGCGTTTGTTGTCGCCCAGCATTGCAAGGAAATTTCCGAAGTTTGCAGGAACAACTGTGCCCTGGGCAAGACGTTTTATTTGCCCTAAATCTACGTCAGGCAAATCAAAGCCGAGATGTTTGCCTGCTCCAACCGGGGACCAGTCCGGAATATCAATGCTGATATGGTTTAACGCATTGACACAGGCTTGTAATGCAGTTTCGACACCTGTCAAGAACATATTTATCATATCAATAATGGAATTCAACGGTAATTTTATAATATCTATCATCAGATTCCATACAGCTTTCAGGACGTTCTTCATTCCTATCCAGGCCTCACGCCAATCACCTGCGAATACAGCCGATACAAAGTGCAGCAGTTCCTTCAGAAGCGTGAACAAACTGTTGAAAATATCCATTATACCGCCGATCTTATTGCCTGCAACTTCAAGTAAGCCTTGCAGCACCTTTGATATAGAAGGTCCGAATGTGTTTACAAACCAATTGACGATAGGTGCAATGAAATTGTTATAAATATCAAGAGCTATTCTTGCGAGTGTTCCGGCAAAATCAAGGAAGTTTTGGAGCAGTGGCTTAGCGTGATCGTCCCACAGCTCGTCCATAACGCTCATCAGCTTGTCGAAAACAGGCTTGAATATGGTCTTCCAAACGTTGCTAAGCGTGTCGCCGGTCGTATTTATAGCTGTACGGAATTTGTCAAATACTACTTTGCCGTGCTTATTCCAGAACTCACTGAGGATTTTCATTGTATCCTGCCAAGCTCCTGATATGCCTTTCAGCGCCGGCACAGCGGCATCTTTCCAGATCATATCGAAGCCGCCCTTGACTTCATCAAAGAGCGTGCCGTAGGTCTTGATTGACTCCTCGCAATATTCTGTTATCATCGGCAGGCCGTCGGTGATAAAGGTCTGAAGCATAGGATATGCGGCCACATTCCATATGTCTGAGAATACCGTGTTGAAACTGTCGAACAGTCCTGCAAGTATGCCGCCTGCTGTTTCGATAGCCGTTTTCATCATCGGTGTGAAACTGCCATTGAAGTAACTTATAAGAGGCGGACCGAGCTTCTTTATGTCGTCAAAGACCTTCTCGCACGTCTCACCAAATCTCACGATTTGAGGAGATAGCTGTGACCAGGCCTTTTTGAACGAAGGTGTATAATTTTTCTTGAAGTATTTTAGAAAGCCGTTGAAAAGACTTCTCGACTTGTTTATGAATGCTTCGAGTTTCTTGCTTATCTCTTTGGTATTATCCTTGACATCTATGCTCGGAGATATAGCGGCAGCGCTTGAACCTGCTCCGGCTGCCCCTGTGCTTGCTGACTGGTCTGAAGCTATCGCATTTATCTTATCGAATCCGGCCAGACTCTTGTTTTCTGCCTTTGCAGTATCCTCGACTGCATCTGTCAGATCTTCCTGAGCTGATACACTTTGCGTAATGTTCTCGGCTGCCTGACCGGTATCTTCAGCTTCTTTGCCAAACAGCGCAGCAAGAGTGTTGATTGCTATCTGTGCTTTTTCGGTGAGATATGTGAGAGCATTTGTAAGCTGCTGAACCCACGTTACTGCCAGTTTGAGTATTGGTTGACCAACTACCGCAAGGAGCTGCCGCCAGGCTTCCTTGAGGTTGCCTATAACGTTTTCCCAACCCTCAGCTTCACGGGCTGCCTGCCCCTCAGCTCCTGAGAGAGCATTGGCATCCTTTACCATTTGCAGGAGCGTGAGCTGCTTCTGAGCCTCGGAAAGCTCCTGGAACGATTTGCCATAAAGCTTGTTAGCAGCGGCGTTTCTTGTTGTTTCAGTTGCAGAAAGTCCGAGAGCAGCATCGTTGGCGTAGTTGCCCTTGAGGAAGGACATCAGTGTTTCACTGGTATCTTCAAGGCTTCTGTCATAGTAAGCGGCTGAATCAGCTGCTACTTGCAGAGACTCTTCCATCATCCCGAGCGCCTGAGCTGTATCCATACCGGAAGTTCTTGCAAAGGCATATACTGATGTGCCTACGCCTTGCAGACGCGTTTTAAGTATGCCGCTTGCGTCAGCGACGCGCTCCATAGCAGCTGTTGCGTTGCCCTCAAGCACTCCGAACGTCTGAGAAAGCTGAGAGTTTGCAGCATTTACTTCAGCAGCTGCCTCAACCGCTTCTTTACCGAATTTAGCAGCAGCACCTAAGGAAAATGCAACTCCAGCAGCAGCAAGAAGAGCCTTGAAGCCTTTCTGGACTCTCTTCAGGCTTTCCTCGATGTGAGCAGTTGAACCATCAACCTTACTTTCCGCAGACTTCGCAGCACTTTTGACATTAGCCGAGACACTGTTGGATGTCTTTTCGGCAGTCTTGCGGACGTCATCGAGATCCTCGTTGATCTCATCGACCGAATTCCCGGCCGGATCTGCGTCTATATCAACCTTCACAGGCTCGTCAACTACATCGTTGATATCTGCCTGGAGATCATCAAGGCTCTGCTGAGCCTGAGACGTATCAGCTTTGACGTCAACAGTTTTTTCAGTTCCGCTTTCGAGCTCTTTATTGAGTTCTTTTGCTTCTTCTTCGATCTTATTTTTGCCCTGTTCAAACCCTTCGGCATTTAGCTTAGTGTCAAATGTAAGCCTGCCGTCAGCTGCCATTGTCCTCACTCCTTTCGCGGAGCTTCGGGCACTCAAGGTACGCTGTGAAGCTACTCGATAAATATATTCTTAGTCTTGCAGCGGCGGCAGACAATGCTTATTATACCGACAAATTTTCCGGCAAAAAGCACACGTCCACAGCTGCGGCAGATGTATTTTCTCATATAAGTGTTTTCAGGAATTCCTCTGTTTCATTGATCGCAGCCTGTTCTTCAGCAGTAGTGATCAGGCAGAGATCCTTGTTTTTGCGGTAGAATTCTTCCTCAGCTTTACTGAGCTTCTGACCGTGAGCCTTTTTGTGACGTATATGAAGGACCGTGCTGAATAAGCCTTCCCCGATCTCACCAAAACTGCCGAGGAATGTCCACCAATGCAGGAATGGCATAGATCTGACGTCAACAGCTCCGAGGACCTTGCTCACAGCCGGAATTATCATTGATTCATCGTGTCCCCAGTCAATAATCTTAGCCTCTTCCGGCTTACTCATTGGCATATCGCCGCCTTGCATAAACCACACAGCACGTTCGTATGCTTCTTGCGTGTAGTAATACGGAATAGATGCTGTATATAGCCTTGCAAGACAGATGTATGACTTTTCTCCATTAGTAAGAGCCGGATCATTGAAAGCTTCAAATATCGTGAGGATATTTCGGAAGTCGGCGTTAATAGCAATTTGCTGACCGCCGACCTCCAAAACCTCAGGAAGTGAGCCTATCACGATAAGAGCTGAGCAAGCAGAGCGTTTTTCTGCTCCGGTGTAAGTTTGCTTATATCCGGTGTGCCGTATGGATTCGCCATAGCAGCAACAGGCTTGACTGTCGGAGTATCAAGATATTTCTTGACCTCGGGGCGTACCTCAGGCGCATTGACCTTCTTTGTCATCACCTTCGCCCTTATATCAGCTTCAAGCTGTGGCAGGAGCGCATCGAAGAACGCTGTGAACAGGAAATCACCTGAACTCGTCAGTGTTGTGACATTAGAATCGCCGAAGGCCGGAGTGCAGACATCGCTGTCGAATGCTGTGTTGATGATTTCACGGAATTCCTTGTCGAATTCAGTCATACTTTCAACATCTGCATTCTTGTATTTTTCAAGGAGTACATCGGTTTTCTCGATAGCTGCCTTGATGCGCTTGAGCAGATTGGGATCTCCTATTCTGATTTTGATAACCCTCGAAGGATCATCACCAATCATATACTGCTCATAGCCCTCATCGAAATTGATAGACTTCATTTTATCCCTCCGTTATGTTGCCGGTGTGAATGTAGGCACCTTGTTTGCGATTGTTACCGTACCCTGCTGGCGATTGCCGCTGAAAGCAATGTTGAAGGGTATGCGAACACCGCCCTGAGCTCCGCCATAGCTTGTAGGCTTGACGATTACTTCCTCAACCCAGGCATCAAAGGATGTACCATCATTATCGACGATTACTTCAAGGATATATGTCCTGCAAGCGTCGCCGGTCTCACGGTTCATCATAATGCTCTTGAGCTTAGTATAGATAGCTCCGTCTGTGGGTGTAGCGTAGTATGTATCTACGTCGATAGCAGGCTCATAGCCGTTGTCGTGTACAGATGTTTCGTCAAGAATATTCTTGATTGTCTCTGTATCAGAGTTCATCTCTACGGACATATCCTCAACGTCCTTGCCGATAAGATACCAGGCAGGACTCTGAGGGAGACCGGAGCTTGTATCGAAGCTGGTCTCAAGGTAGTGCAGGAGCGCACTTCTTTTTAATTTTCCAAGCGGATTAGGTGTAGACACGTCATCTTCCTCCTCTTCATTATTTGTTGTGGGTGTATCATCGTTCTCGTTATTATCGAGAATTTCTTCATCGGGCATTGTGTTACCTCCTTACTGTGTACTCAGCTATGATTTGCAGCTGATACTGCACTCCGTCCTGCTCGTTATCCTGCGGTACGTTATAAAGCATACCGTTAGAGGCGGTGAGCTTTTCGATAGTGCCGGTGTATGTATCGCTGCCTATCACAGTTTCGACTTCACAGTCTGTCTGTTGCTCAAGCCACACACCCAGTTCGAGTAGCGCGGAACTGTTGTGCAGCCTTTCATAGTCGTTGATGCTGCTGTATGTGGTGTACAGCATAAAGCTGTGCTGTCGGAGCTGATCTCCAAGGATATCCTCCCGGATAAGCTCATCACCGGTGGAACTCAGACCGTAGCTCGTAGGCTCAGGATCTGCAAAGTCAATGTGTATTGAATTGCATACCTCTGAGATCTTAGGGAAGCTTTCCAGAAGTGAGCGAACCTTTTCGATAATATTCATTCGGCATTACCCCCGATCAATGCAGCAGCTCCGCGCAGTATCGCTTTGCCGTGCTTTTTCTTCATAGTCTCGAACCAGAGTGGAGTAGCATTAGGATTGCCACCGTGGCGGTGATCAACATTGCGGTTATAGTAGTCGTGACGTGCTTTTTTCGCTGTATAAACGATCTTGCCCGGATAGAGTATCTTTCCGGAATCTCTCAGAGTTCCGGATTTCTCATACTCAGGCAGACCTACAGGAACATAAGGCGTCATCAGCCGGAGGCATTCGCTGTCCACATAATTCTGTACAGCTTTCATTTTCTCTCTGCGCTGTTTCTTCGTTTCATTGTTCCACGTCAATCTGACGTTCATTGTATCACCGTCCTGTTATCTCGATATCCGGGAGCAGGCCGTTAGTGGCTGCCTTTACGGATGCTATTACTATGATATCTCCGGCAATTCTCCGAAGTTCGGCCATACTTTCTGATGCTGCCTGCTCCGTTGCTGTGTCAAATATCACCGGACATTCACCGTTTACGATAATATCTCCGGCTTTTGGCATAAAACTGCCGTCGTGAGCAAAGCTGTATATCTTTACAATAGCATTCTCGGTCGGAAGGTTGCCGGTTTTTGAGGTTTTTTCTCCTCTGCCATCATAAAAAAACACGTCATTGAAGACGTGCTTTGTGTAGGTGCCCTTTTCGTAGACTGTGCATTGGCCAGTTATCTCAGCATATTCTGCCTTGACCTTCTTGTGCCAGCAGAGTGGTATATTCGCTTCGATCCCCTGAACAGGGAGACCGATTGTCCGGAATGTTCTGCCGAAAAAACTGAGCTTCCGGTCAGTCCAGACATTTTGATCTCCCTTCGGGATCCCGAGAGTATAGCTTCTGCCGTCTGCGGAAGGCTCACCAATAAGCACATTTCCGACAGTAGTTGTCTGATCACCGCTGTGCAGCAGTATATCAGTTCCCCGAAGCATCTGAACCATTATCATACACCTCCAGAGCTCCGTAGGACTGTCTCATAAGACCAAGGTCTTTGAGTTCACTTTTGAGAAAGTACAGTGACTGCCCTGCGTTGAAGTACGTCATTGACGCTGAATAGCCCAGTCCTGACTGTGATACCTGAGATACAGCCGGATCAGTATCTGATAAGCTGTTCAGTGCTCTTATGACAGCCTGTACAACTACGCTTTTAACGGCATCACCGTAGTCCTCATCGTCAGCTATAAGCGTGTCGATATCCTTGCCGTATTTTTTGGCGGATATACGCAGCCTTGCGGAAGCCTGAGACAGAAGAACTTCCGCAGAACTCTGCTGCTGAGGCGTCAGAACGACGCCCAGTGCAGTTATATCGCTGACATCAGCATATACGGTGCCTGCCATAGCTTACGCCTTGATGTCTTCGGCTGTGAGCGTTACATAGCCGACAGCCACAGCATTGCCACTTGAATCGAACTCTACAACCTCGATGACATCACCGACGGAACAGCTGGAAATAACCTTTGCAGTGCCGCTTGTCATTGATGTACCGCTGTATGTTGCAGTTGCAGTGCCATAAGCACAACGCTCTGTGGGGTTCTTCTTGTATGCAAGGGTATCGCCGGCTGTAAGAACAGTAGCTGTTACCTTTGTATCACCGGCAGTAGATGTACCTACGGCAGTTGTGAGCTCCAGGCTGTCAGGTGCGAAAATGCAGCGTACAGCAGCTGCTCTGAGTACCTTGTGATCGTATACAAGACGGCCCTGTACAGCGGAAGCACCGATGTATTTGCCGGAACCGGAAAGATCCTGAATGTGAACGGGAACATCCCACTCGTTTACTCTTGTAGCAAATCTCGGATGACCTGCAATCATAGCAAGGTTTGCGGTGCTGTCATTCCATTCCTTTACAAGGAAGCCGGCGATCTTGCCGAGGATACCATTCTGCTTTACATCGTCGCCGAGATCTGAAGCTGAGATAAACTCAGGAGACTTGAGAATAAGCGCGAATGTATCAGGTGTAACGAGCAGGAAACGTCTTCCGTCATTGGGGACATTTGCCTTAGACATAGCTGTTCTGATATCAACGATAGCATTGTAGATGTTATCCTTTGTAAGAACACCGATGCTTACAGTTGTGCCGCCGGTAAGAAGTGCGGATGCACCGTCGAAGTCCACCTGCTTCGCAAGTGAATAGCCAGCGCTGTCGAGGCGGTCAGCGACAAGATTATCGGGAACACCTTCAGCATCATAACCGTCAATGATCTCGTTCACACCCTTATCCTTAGTGATAGGAAGTGTGACATAGGATGTGGCTCCGCTTGAAGCAGAAATACCATTTGCCTTGTCATAGTCGCTTACAGTTACTTCTGTGTCACGCTGAGGAATCTTTACAGCACCGGCTGTAGGATCGCCCTCATAGTCGTTGTTGAATACGAAACCGTCTGAAAGTACCAGCTCGCTGCGGAGCTTTGCAAGTACCAGATCAGAATATCTTTCCTGAAGTGTATGTGCCATTAATAATTACCCCTTTCTGAGAGTAGGATTTTTCTTGTAGAAGGCTTCCTCAACGCCGGAGAGATTGCTGCCGCCCTCGGTAGAACGAGGCCTTGGCTGATGTGCCGGCTTGACAAGAGCTGCCAATGCTTCTGCATCCTTTTTCAGTTCCTCTTCTGTAGAACCGTTAAGGCGCTCAGCAAGTTCCGCAGGGAGTCCGGCTTCACGCGCTATCTTCATTTTTACCGAGCTGATCTCGTAAGCGCTGTTCTTTGCAGTAAGATCTGCAATGGTTGCCTTACCGTCTGCGAGCTCTTTTTCAAGAGCAGTTATCCTGTCAGTGGACTTCTTGGCATCATCCGGTGAGATATAGCCTTCAAACTTCTTTGTGACCTCTTCAGTCACGCTTCTTGTGTTTCGCTCAAGACGAGCCTTGATAGCAGCGTCAAAAGCTTCCTGTGTTTCAATTGCCTTGAATTCTTCAGACATAACAAATTCCTACTTTCCCGCGTAGTCGCGTTAATAAGTGATTTCCTGCTTCTTGCGTTCCTTGGCGTTAGCACAAAGCCATACAGCCAGGGATACAGCTTCAAGCAGGGATATATCTGCACCTTCGAGAATAGAAGCATAACCGTATCCACCACTGGATCCGATTGCTCTGTGTTCCGAATTCGATGCAGCTTGTACAAGTGCCGGCTGTCCCATATGACAGAGCTGATTCTCAAAGAGTTTCTGCTCGAAAAGAGCGTTAGCAGCTATGACTTCTGAGACTTTCGGCAGCATTGCCTTACATTTTACATCTGCATTCTTCATATCATCAGCGAGTATTGTCTGATTTCCTGCACCGTCAATAGCAGCCTGTACCGCGTGAGGATTTCTGAGATAAGCTATAAGCCATTCGTTGCCCTCTCTGACAGTGCGGCAGTCGATAGCCTCGACGAAGATCCTGTTGTCAGTTGTTTTCACTGCAACAGCCAATGATACGCTTCCTGCCTTCGAGAACTTGATGCCATAATACAACCGGACATCCTGAACGAGTTCAGGAGTGTTGTCGAGCTTGTATTCCAGCCATTCATCTTTGCTTATAGCCGATTTCTGATTGTACCTCAGCCAGAGTCCGAGACGCTGGATGTTGTCGTCGACCTGATCATCGCCCAGCTCGCTGCGGATAGTACGCTCGCTGAGGATGTAGCCAAGAGACGGATTCGTCTCATACCACAGCTCAGGATCGTGTGCATCGGTAAGAGCCGGCACGCTCCATTCAGCCCAGCCGCAGTCCTCTGTGTTACCGCTCAGAGTTTCCTTACGGAGTGTCAGGAATACAGTACCGGAAGATACAGCAGTTGGTGGAGTACCGCACATAAGTGTCTGTGGATTCTTGGAATCCGTTACGACATATTTCAGTGCGCTCTCCTGATCGGAAGTATACTCCTGAGCCTCGTCAATAATAAGAAGATCATAACCTTCGCCCAGACCGCCTTTGCTTGAACGTGTACGGAAATTGATAACTCCCTCGCCGGTGAGCCACTCGATGCGCTCAAGGCCGAATTGCTTCGTTGTCTTGAAGTCAACGCCCTCGACATAGCCTGCCTTTGAAAGGCGTTCGATTACCTTTTCCCAGGCATTGTGTGAGGTAGTTGTTCTATGCGCGGTATACAGCACACGTTCATCGTGTGATACACCGTACATTGCTCTCATAATGAGCAGCTCAGACTTACCGTTTCTTCGGGGGATAGACCAGCCGAACTTCATATGCACCCAGAGACCGTCCTCATTCACAGCCATAATGTCTTCGAGCATAAGCTCCTGCCACGGCTGCGCTGAACGTCCTGAGCGGTTGTAGATAGCTATTGCCTCAGCCCCGAGGGACTGAGTATACGGAAGAATAACAGATGTTGTAGGAGTCTGTCTGCCTGAGCGTTTGGCTTCGCTCATTGCAGCAGCTCCTTTCAGATAGTTTTCCAGTCGAATGTGTGTGGCAGCAAGCGGTTAGAGACCAGCTCCGTACCTGTGGAGAAGTCCTGCTTCTGCATAAGTTTATCGGATTTCTGACGGTTGCAGCACATATGCGCAAGCTGTAAGTTGTTTATATCCGACGGATGGCCGCCCTTTGCCACAGGAATGATATGATCTATGCAAGGAGACATCGGATGCGGAAACTTGAAGTCAAAGTCAACAGGCTTTCCACAGATACCGCATACTTCCTGAGTTGCGTAGATCTTCTTTTTGTTGCTCTCAAACTGAGAACGCTGCGTTCCGTTGTGATCCGGTCGCAGATTAGGTCTTGCTCTGGGCTGCGGCATAGCGCACCTCCTTCAGGGTATAAAAATAGCACTTGCCGCCGACATTCTTGTCGGCCACAAATGCTGTTTGGTGTTATTTATTGATATTTGCTGTTATTTGGTGGGGGCATTTATGTCCTCGGCAAATGCTTAAAGTTCAATTTCTTCCAGTTCTGCACGAAGCTCAAGGACATTAAGATATTCACCCATAACAGTTTGCTGTTGCTTTAAAAGCTGTTCTCTTACATCCTGCTTTCTGCATTCTTCATGTGAAGGATGTGTTTTTGAATCGCCGAATCCACGACCTAATCTGGCATCAATACTGAGCTTATTGTTATATGCTTTCAGTTTTTCATAACGCTCTTTTGTCTGAGCGTATTCTGCTTTCAGCCTTTCTTTCCAGTCTTCCATTCTCTCACCACCTTTCAAATGGGTATAATAAAACCGCCTTGCTATGGGCGGTTTAAATAAATCTAACTTGTGATTTTTCTTGTCTTTCAATTAACTCAAGATATTTTTTGAAGGATTCTTTTGCTTCCTCTGGTGCTTTGTCTGTAAGATATGGATGCTCATTTTCATCATAGTCATACCAATCAGGATTTGTTCCCCAGAACAAATAATTATCAGGATTTGCTATCATACCTTGCACCTCATTTCAAAAAATATTTCATGATTTCTGTACAAATTTCTCTTGGTTGCTGACTGCAATAATATTCAGCAAACGATTCTGCAATAAGCTCATCATAATCAAAATATTTTGCATATTTTGAAAGTCCTGAAGAAAGCCATAAGTCACACAATTTTCGTGTATAATAACTATTATTAATTTTTTCAAAAACTTCTTTAGCAATTCTTTTAGGTTTTGAATCAGAAATGTGTTGAACTCTATGTCCAAACTCATGATAAATTGTTGCTCTGTAATCTGTTCCATCAGGGTGATGATGACTTCTAACATCTGAGTTATATACTTCGATAAGAGAATTAAAATTATTGTAAAATACTGGATTCAAGTATATCGTTCCGGTTTTAGGATAATAAGCAGCATAATCATCATCTGTCATGCCTTCAATAACACCAAAATCAAGTTTCAATCCCTTAAAATAATCTGGAAAATCCGCTTTCAATCTACTAAAGTCCTCAACTATTTCAAGTAAATGTTCTTTGCTTTCAGTGTAATTCTCAAAACCTGTGATACTTTCAAAGCCAAGTTTACTTAATAAACTTTCAAACTCGTGAATATCCTGTTGAGTTGCAGGAGTATTATTCTTTGCTTCTATTATACCATTTTCCTCAGAAATGTCAATAGACGAATTATGAACACTATCCGCTTTCGCAGAGTTTTTCTTCACGTTCACAGAATTCAGCTCCTGAGCTTCTTCCTTGGTGAAAGACTTAGGCGGCGGAGCTCCTGCCGCAGCAGCCTGCTCCTGAGTGAATACCACCGGAGGAGGAGCGCCGGCATCATCTGCCGGGACTTCCCACGTCTTCTTGCTCCACACGTTCTGACGCTTCCGACCGTTCTCATAGGTCACCATACAGCCGCAGTTATCGTGCCTGCGGTAGACGCTCTTAGGCTCGGAGCCGTATTCATAGCGTCCTGCCATTTGCGTACACCACTTGCAGCAGCTGCCGTCTGTGGTCCTGGTTATGTAGCATTGCAGGCCTGCCTTTGCGCGGAACTTTGCATTGGCTTCGATGCAATCATCGTGCATAGATCTTGTTGCGTTTGCTGTGGCCGACTTTGCGCGGCGCTGGATAGTGGTTTCCGGAACCGTTTTGTCAGTAAGGGAAGTGCCGATCTGCTTCGCACGCTCCTCATCAAAGGGAACGTGCTGCGGAGCTATGCTGAGTCCGGCTTTTTTGTCAAGTGAGCGCTGAGCAATATCGAACAGGCCGTTTATATCCTTGTGGCGGTCACGGAGCAGCTCCACGCAGGAAGTGATCCGCTCCTCGTCAGGCATATCAAGTACACTTCCGTAGAACAGGTCACCCAGAAGATCCGCAGACTTATCTGTATACCTGAACGTGTCAGAGAATGTTCCTCTGCCTGATTCTATCAGTTTTCTCAGCTGCCGGAGGTACTTGTTGGAATAGAGCAGAGCAATTATCCCGGTGAATGTCATTCAGCATCACTCTCCATACCGGTCATACGCTTGATGTTTCTGCTGCCAAGGAATCCGTCTGATGCCTGATTGATCTTCAGTATAGCATCACCGATCGCGCCGAGAGCGGATGCGTCAGGCTCGAACACCGGCATCCACATACACTTGCAGTTAGCAAATGCGCTGCGCTCGTAGGTGTAGTCGTCACGGATGCACGCTGCCAGATAACCGGTATTGAGGAATCCGACACCGAAAGTACGCTGAGCTTTCTTCGCGGTCAGACGAAGCTGCTCGTGCGAAGCTCTGATCGCGTCATAGCTTGCAGGGTTGCCTGTATTGAATCCGAGATCATCGAGAGTGAGCCCTGTTTCTCCTGCGAACATTGAGGCGAGCATCTTCATATGGTCGATGTGCGGTGCCATACTCTGCTGCTGGAACTGGCCGAGGGAGGGGAACTTGCCGTTTTCGTCCTGGGTGAATTTCAGGAATGACGAAAGTGTTGCCTTGCGGTTGTCGAACTCAGCATCCTGAGACAGACCAACTACATACTTCTGCGGTACTGAATAGAATTCTGCTGCGACCTCAGTACGGAGCAGTGTGCGGACAGCGCTCTGAACTATGTCCATACAGGTGCGTGATATTCGTGAGTGACCGAAGGGCCTGTGAGCATCAGGTCTGTTGATGATCGGAACAAGCAGCGGATAAGGTGCGCTGTGCTCGAACACTTCCACAGGCTCAGACTTTCCTGATTCATAATACTCTGTACGGTATGGCAGGAAGTATGCTTCCTGAACCGGGCGCTGCTGCTCATCACGTTCCAGAACGGCATATCCCTCTGTAAGCATATCTGTGACCGGATCAATGATTCCGGTAGCGTTGCCGCCGTCAATGCACTCGATACGAGGATAGCCGCTGTCATTCAGGTCGATGTACTCAAAGCAGCAAGAGGTTATGAGTGCCGACAGGACTGAGCTGTCGAACAGTACATCAGCATTATTCTGAGCATAGATCTGACCGAGCATAAAATCATCGTTTTCAAAGCTGTCGAAGATCAGTCTGTCTGCCAGTGAGTCGACTGCCTTCGCACACCAACCCATTGAGTATGTCAGATTACGGAACTCCGGCGGAATAAGTGCGCTGATCTTCCGTATCTTGTTTTTCATTTCATAATAGTTGTACCTCAGCCTTACACGAGAAGCCTTGTTTGTAAGCTTGCTCCTGAGGTATTCAATGCCGTAAGTTTTCATATCATTGCCTTTCTGCGACCGCAACTATACTGCCAATTATAACTTCTATCGCACCATTCAAGGTTATCTGCACAATCGTTAGTCTTATTCTCATCAATATGATTTACCATCTCATACCTGTTAGGATTTGGTATAAAAGCAGCAGCAACTAACCGATGAAGATATTCTGTTATTGTTTTCCCTTTGTGGCGAAATCTTATCACTAAATACCCGCAACTATTAGCATCAGGCTTGAGAACGCGATGATTATTCTTTCTTCTTACTTGCCCTTTAAAACTAACTTCATATGGAGTTGCTTCGCCGTTGACTTCTATTGTTTTCCAATTATCGGAGGGATCATCAGGGAATTTTTCCGGAAATGTCTTTATCATGAGCTCTTTGATTTGATATAACTGCCTGCCGTTCACACAAAGTCCGACATATTCTGTGGGACAGTTCTTATATTTTCTAATCGATAAGACCTTATGTCGTGCTATACTGTAGATTTTGGCATCTTCGGAAATGAGATACAATTCATTGGCATCATCTATAGCAACCGGGCGCCATTCAATACCTGTATTAGCCTGAAGCTTTTGAGCTTCATATTCCGCCTTAGTCATATAGTCGTCCTTTCAGCAAAAAACTTGCGTTTCATCGAAATATCCGAGCAGTGACAGGGGGGAGTCCACAGCCGATCGGCTCAGGGGTACCCTCCCCCCGTCTCCGGATACAGAAATACCCCGACTATTGCCGAGGTACTTCTGCCTATTTTTTTAGGAGGCATTTAAAATGCGTTGTATGGCTTGGGTGCAGAGACTGGACTCGAACCAGCTACCTCGAGGTTATGAGCCTCGCGAGCTACCAAATGCTCCACTCTGCCAGGGAGTGCCGGAAGAATACTTCCGGCGATAGGGATTGAAAAAATCATGTCAAACAGATGTGTAAAAACAAAAGAAAGGAGACAGAACCGGCGGAGGCAGCAGAATTCCGAAAGGCTTTCTCCGCCATAGTTCTATGCTACCATTTTACACGATTGCATTGGGGCATACAAGGGCATTTTGGGACATTTTGCGAATAGCGACGCTTGTTTTGCGCTTAACCGTCTTCGGATCGTAGTGCATCAGCTCCGCCGTCTTCTCGATAGTGTGGAAGAGTATGTACCGATGCAGCAGGACGGTTTCGAGGTCATCGTCGTGCAGCTGAGCTATTGCCTGCTGTATCTCTTCGGACAGCTTGACTGCCTCGACCTTCTGAGCCTCGGCTTTCAATTCCATATCAGCGAGCTTCATAAGCGCGTTTTCCGTGCCGTTTTCGTGGCTGCTGTTACTGCCAGTATCATTACATTCCCCGCAATGTGAAAGTCCCTCAGCGCGTGCCCTGCATTGCGCTACGAGCATATCAAGAGCCTTGGCTTTTTTCTCAGCGTAGAACGCACGGTTCAGCCAACGCTTTATCTCCATTTCCTGTATTGTCATAGCACTGCCTCCGTCACATAGATATCGCGGTTCAGGCCGAGGTGCTGGATATAGAACACAGCTTCGGCTCGCGTGTCAAATTCCAGTATCTCGAAGAGCGACTTGTGCAGGTAGCCTCCGGTCAGTCTGTTCCGGATCCTGAACCTTGCACGAAACGGATCAAGTCTTATGTTCATCGTCGTCACCTCTTCCTCCGGCACCGTAGTACGTCAGGCACATCACCGTGAACGTAACAAGGCTGCCGATAAATGCGCCTAAAAGAAAGTGTCCCATTATGTATCACCGTCCTTTGGTGGTTCGGGTAACGGCATCCAGTGAGTTACTTCCCAGTGAAGCACCGGACAACTGACGTGCCCGATGTCATTCACCTTCAAGAACCAGAACTCACCGTGCGCTTGCGCACCGAGGAAATAGTTATTCCCTTCTCCAGCTGTGCTTTTCGCATAGCATAATACAAGCGTGTTCTCCTTTGGCATCCTGTCCTTGCAACTTATCCATTCGCCACGCTTCACTGGCTGTACGTCTGTGACTGGCAGTTCTTCTATTTCGCAAATGCAACTTTCAATGGATTCTCTTGCGCCTTTATTCTCGCAAAGCTCCCCATAATCGCCTTTGTCCATATCATTTTCTAAGTCCATAAGCCACATTTTTAGCCTATTTATAAGTTTCTTCTTTTCATACTCCGTCATTCTCAGCCCTCCTGTTCCACGCTTCAGCGGCTTCGTGTTCTGTCGTTTTATCAAACATTTCTAATGAATTAAGTATGCAATCATCATTATCACAGAATACCTGAAAGCCTTTCATCGAGTATGTCATTACTGCTTCACTTCCGCAGAACGGGCACGGTTTCAATTTAGTATCAGCCATTCTCAACTCTCCTCGTATTATCGAGTTGTTGACGCAACTCTTTATTCTCTGTCTCCAGTTTTTCAACTTTGTCAATAAGTTGATTAATCGTGTATATGCAATCGTTCACCATTGTAGCAATGTTACAGACAGACTGAGTTAGATACAGTCGTCCAACACTTCCTGATAAATAATTCAGCTTCTTAATCATTTGAAGCACCGTCCTCTCCAATCAGAGCGAGGGCTTCAGCTTCGTGTTCCCATATTTTGCATTGTTTCCCTTCATCCATAGGGCAAGCCGAGCACGATGTAAAAGAAGGACAAGCATAGTCCTTTGTAATGTGTCCGATAAAGCTGTAACCCTCAACCGCAGCTTTCAGAAGTTTCCTTGCTTTTGCCCACTCGTCAAGCAGGTCGAGGTAGTCTTTCGGCTTTATAGCTCCGGTATCAACCTTTGAGAAAATCTCTCTCAGCTCTTTCAACTCCGTCAACCACTCTGCAAGCTGTCTGTGGTCTGCGGCACATTCGCAGTCATTCATCTTTTCCGCCACTTCCTCACAGTGTCGGATAGCTTCATCAATTGTCATCATCAGCACCTCCCACAGCAGCCTTGATCTTATCGTACAGCTCATTAGCCGCATTGGTATCCTTGTAGTTTGCGAAGAAAGCCCTGTGCAGTATCGGCAGGCTCTCACGCAGCAGCTCGTTCGCTTTCCTGAGCTCGTCACTGTATTGAGCTATCTGTCCACACTCGTTGTGGTGCTTGTCCTCAAGTACAGAAATGCGGACTTCGAGCTCCTCGTTACGCTTTTCAAGCGATGCCATATAAAGCATATCTGTATCAGTCATAGTTCTCGCTCCTTTCTCCGTTGTTATACCAGGTAAGCTCAACGTCGTCCGGTACATCTATCTCAAGGACTGTCGTATATTCCTCGAAGCTGATACGCATATCCCAGTCCGGATAAGAGAGATCCTCATCCTGTAAGCTGATACCGATGTCCCAGGTTCCTGTACCGTTGCGGTCATACTGTCCGGTAACTACCAGGGCCGTACTGCCAGCTTCGATGACACATTGAATTGGCTCACCGCTGCCGCAATTGTCTATATCGTCCATTGTTGTGCCGTACTCTCCGAATGTATCATCGGAATGTCCCATAAACTTTAGTGTTTTCATTTTTCTTTACCTCCTGAATAATTCTTTCAATTTCCTGTAAAGTCAGCTCCCGGCAGTCCTTACCTGTCACCGCCATCGACAAGGGGCAGCTCAGACAGTGCTGCTGCTGGGAGCAGATCTGATGCCGCTTACTCATACCAGTCACTGTTGTTGTCCCCGACAGTCTTGATCTGTTCTACTTTGTCGGAGTATATCCACTTGTAATCGCAATTCTTAAAGCAGTCTCCGTCCTTATAAGCATTGCAAAGCGGAAGCCTTGCACAGCTATTGCAATCCTGAGCGGCAGTTCCGAGTCTCTGTATAGTCTCGGCTGCCTTTACAAGTAAGTCCTTCATATCCTGCTCCCTTTCTGAGTACCCCGAATAAACTCTTTCTCTGATTCGAGATGCAGCTTGATCCGGTTGAAGTCTATGCCATATTCTTTCTCATACATCCGCATCATCTCAGTCATTGTCACTGACTTGCCTAAGACCTGCGGCATATCGAATATGAAGCACATTTCATCGAAAAAGCTTTGAATATAAGCTTTTGAACGTCCCCGGCGGTAGTGCACACTTAATGCAACTACCGCAGCGAAACAAGCCATTGAGAAAGCTGATTCCTCGAAAAACTTATACTCATATTTCAGATACTCGGTCTCAGCTTCCTTGTAAATTGCTTTCCTGCATTTCTGACAATCTGTTCGCGCTTTCATTTTTTCTCCTTCCGCTTACAAATCGAATTGATTCATAAGCACCTTGTACTTGTCTATACTGTGATCGACTTTTTCAATTCCATCCTGTTCCAGCCATTTCCGGACTGTGTCCTCAAGGTCTGATATAGGCTTACCTTTGCCTGCGTACCACTTTCTGACCTTCTGTACATACTTATCTGTGTTTTCCTGCCCATAATCATAGACAAGCTGATCGAGGAGAGAGGGGGAGGAGGGAGAGTCAGCTGAGCCGTCAGGCGATGCTGTTTCTTCTCTCTTCTTCTCTACTCTACTCTTCTCTTCTCTCTTCTTCTCTACTCTTCTCTTCTCTGTGGTTGGAATGTTGCCATTTTTCTGAAAAATGTTTACATTTTCGCTTGAAATGTCTGCATTTCCGGCCTTAGGGGTGCACTTTAATAAGAGGTATTCATCGCGGATTTTTGAAAACTTACGGCGCTCGGTACTTTCATAGTATCTTCTTTGAATACCGTGAGAGGTAAGAATGCCGTATTTTTCATACATTTCACCGCTGAAAATGCCTCTTTGTATGCACTTGTCAACTATTTCCGACACAATGTTGCCACCCAGCCCATTTTTCTTAGCGAACAACAACACCACATCATCATTCCATTCACAATAGTAACCCTCGCCGCCATAAATCTTCTGGTACAGCTTGACGACTATTGCAAAACCTTTTAGACCGAATTCCGATTCGATAAGTTCAAACTTATCATCGAGCTGACAATCAAGCTTAAACCAATCAAGCTTGCTCTTAGCCACTTTCGACCTCTTTCCGGAACGGCTACGGCACAGCTCTGCCACACCGTAGCAACCCCATTGAATGTTGTAAATCTTGCACCTAAGGTGCATTATCAGAACGGCACATCGCCGTCACTGAGAATTTCTTCAAAGTCGCTCAGAGAACCGTAGGACATATCAGGATTGTTCTGTGGCTGCTGCGGAGCAGGTGTAGCTGACTGCGTATTCTGCGTATTTCCACCGCCTGAGCTGTCATTCTTACCGCCGCAGAACTCAACAGCATCCACAAATACATCCGTTGTATAGTGGGTAACATCCGAGTGATTTCTGTCGGTGTAGCTGCCGGTCCTGAGTGAACCTTCCAGGGCGATCATCTTGCCCTTTGAAAAATAGCGTGAAACAAACTCAGCTGTTTGTCTCCAGGCCTGGCAGCGGATGAAGTCTGCCTGACGTTCACCGGTATTCTTATCAGCGAAGCGCCTGTCGACCGCCACAGTGAACTGGCAGGAAGCTATTCCGCTCTGAGTCTGTCTCAGTTCAGGATCAGCCGTAAGCCTGCCGACCAAAACGACTTTATTCATTGTGTTTCCTCCTTTCTATGAGTTCAAATATGAGCAGTTCAAAATGCCGCCGCTGCTGATCGGAGAGTATCCGATCCCCGATCTTTTCCTTGTAGCGTTCATACAGCGGTCTGATCTTCGGATGATTGACATTTATCTTATATCCGTATGAATTATCTTTGGCGTAAATTGTTTCAGCAGGGGATATTCTCGCCGAACTCAATGCCAGATCATACGGGATCTTCTTTCCCATTGCTACTTCCTCGGAGCTGTCTGAGCCTTGTAGTTATGCCAGAACCAGTAGAACAGCTCCAGCATTTTAAGCGCTGACTTTTCGCGTTCCCATATAAACTCCACGTCGAAGTGATAACGGTTGCCACAGCGCCAGCTCTGCAATGTACTGTAAACAGTAGCACCGATGTTACGGACCTTGCGCCCCTGTTTCTCAGCTCCGGCCTCGGAGATCTGGAACTCTTTCAGGTGCTCCCAGCTCTTACAGCCTTCAAGCAGCAGCGTACACTGCACAGCGTTCCGGCTTATGGTGTCAAGCTCTTTCTCGATGCGTTCACGGTCGCCTGTAACGTTGCCGTACAGCTCGTCTATCTTTGCCTTGCGCTCGATCACGCAGCTGTGAGAGAAGTCCTTTCCTTCGGCAGTGAAACTATAATCGCCGTAGTCGAGTTTTCTGACCTCGAACATAATGCCGAGCTGACTGAGCACCTGTGTGATGTGGTCGTTAACCTGCTCCCTGGTGTCAATGAGGATTGTGACTTTTTTCATAAAGTCCTTTTTCTCGTCAGCACTCAACCTCGTACACCTCACAGTCCTCGTGGTAATTCCTTGGAGCGGTCAGGATCTTTGTGAATCGACAATAGTCACAGTGACCGCAGCGCTGAGGCTGCAACTCTCCGCTTTTCAGCTTCTGGAACCTCGGTGCAAGGCTTGTCACAACTTCAAGAGCACTGTCAAGATCGTCATCCGGCACCCAGAGTACATCGAGATCCGGCTCTGCTTCTTTTGTGATAGCTGATATGTAGAATGGCAGCACCTTCCCGGTATTCTGTCGGACTATCTCACGGTATATCGCACCCTGCAAGTCATAACCCCAGTAATTAATGAAATGCTGCCGCTGCTTCTTTTCTGTATTCCAAAGAAGCTGGAAGTCCTTGATTGTCTTGAGATCAACGATGCACTTGTCAGTAACATAGCTGTCTATCTTGATCTTGAACGGAACTCCGGCGATCTCGCCAGTCATTATAACCTGCTTGTCTCCGGACATAAACTGCATAAACAGTTCAGATCGTTCCGCCCTCTGAATCATCTTTTCAGCCTGCTTGTACTGGACTTTCAGCTCACCGTCCTTCTTGAATATCTCCGGATGCTGAGCCTTGAAGATATCGAGCGTACCCTCGAAATGAGAGTCAACATATGAGCCGACAAGCAGCGCATCTGTGGTTTCACGCTTATACTCACCGCGAAGCTCCGCAAGAGCGGCAGCCTCGCATTTCTGAAAGTTCTTGAACTGTGAGCTGCCCATATAGAACAGCTCGTTCTCCGGCGAGAAGTAGTTTTCTGATGTGAGAGTATGCTTATTCAAGATAAGTCACCTTCATTTCCGTATCATCAGTGGTGCGTGTAGCGATGAACTGAACTCCCTTTTCCCTGCACTTGCTGTACAGCTTTTCACGGTTCTCAGATGTCAGCTTCTCGGTGCCGTCAATAAGTATGATCTGTAAGCCGTTCGGCTTGGAGAGGGCAACATCTACGCAGAGGCTGAGCTGCTCACCCTCAGAAAGGTTCGAGACAGGAAGTCCGTTGATAAGCGGTATTCCGTCCTTGACTGTAAGTCCCTCGATCGGGATATGTGCGTTTTCAAGGATAGTGCCGGGGAGTGTTCTCGCAAGCTCTATCTTCTTGGTATACTCTGCGGATACTTCCTGAAGTCTTTCAAGCTTTTCCTGCATCGACTTCATACGATTATATTCATTCAGGTGTCGCTTCATTGTCTCGGCGTTGCTGATCTCTGCCTGAAGCTCTGTGCAATCGAGCGGCTGCTTATCGAGATATTCATCAGCGACGCTCATATCTGCATCAAGCTTTGTCTTGGCTTCATTGAACTTGCTTTCAGCGAGTGCCTTTTTGTCTTCGAGCTTTCCTGCAAGGCCGGCTATCTTTTCCTCAGCGGCTTTGATTTCCGCTTTCATTCTCTCAATGTTGGAAAGCAGACTCTCACGTTCAGCTGCAACAGCCTTTTCTTCAGATGTTATAGTGATCATCTTGTCGGCTTCCAGCTGCCTGAGCTTAGCATCATAGCTGCTCCGGAAGAGCTTAGCACGCTCTATACGGCTGTTGTGTTCCTTTATCTGTTCGAGCTTCTTATACGCTGCACCGAGATCATATTTTTCCCAGGTCTCAGCCTGGTAATGTTCGGGAATGTCTTTGGCGATGTCCTCGATAAATGCAGTCTCATTCCTGATATCACGGTTTACGTTCTGACGCTGCTTGAACCACTCACCATTTTCTGACTGCATATCGCTGAGAACTTCGAGAATATTCTGATCGTAGTTAACCCAGGAGGGAATCTCGCCGAACTTTTCGTTGATATAGTTCAGATCCCAGTCGAACTCAACAAGGTCAAGAATCGCTCTGTTCTTCTCCTTGGTAGTCATAAGGGTGAACGCTACCGGATCGAGCTGGAGCGGAGAGAAAAGCTGTTTCAGGAAGCTCTCCGGTGACATTACCTCTCGACCGTTTTCCTTGATAGACTTGTAGTCGGCCTGCTCGGTACGCTTGCGGCGGTCGATGCTCAGGCCTGTGTCGGTCTCGATGATGATCTCGCCCTCTTTTTCACCTTCGTGAACGATGATGCTGCGGTCAGACTGATTTGTCAGCGCATAGCGGAAAGCATCAATGACTGAGGTCTTGCCTACACCGTTCGCGCCGGTTATCTCAACGCTGCGGCCGTCAAGCTCAGTTTCTGTAATGCCGAAAAGGTTCTTTATCTTGATTTTCGTTGTTCTCATACTTTAATACTCCTCTACATTTGTTATATTAAACGGATCCGGTGCTTTCTGCGGCTGCGGACGTTCAGAATCCTCAACTTCGCCCTCGACCTGCACGCCCATAAGAATTTCAGGACAGTAAACCCTTGCAAAGAACGCTGCTGCACGGTAGGCAAGCATAAGTTCCGGCATATTTATCCACTTTTTGTTGGATGTCCAGCCCTCAGCTTTAGCCATTCCGATAGTGACCTCAGCACCCTCAATTACCTCGCCGTCAGGCTTGGTAACACGCACAAAACAGCCTCTTGTATCAGTCCCACGCTGTCCGGTGTAGATCGGTTCGGCATCGCCGTACTTAGCCTTGATAAAGCTCATACAAGCCTGTCCGCTCCAGGAAGGTTTGCCCTTTACAACGTAAAGGTTCTGCATTACCATAAGCGGTGTGACTCCCATACGCTCCGCCATATCGACTGCGATCGCACAATCCTCGGTCTTGCCCTGGTACTGCTGTGGCACAAGTGACGACTTAGCGAATACACTTGCCAGCTTGTAGCTTTCGCGGAAGCTCTCGATGAAGCCACCCTGCGGCTTCGCCATTACTTCATTCAACTGCTCCGGCTGCACAGCCAGAGCGGTTTCCTTGTTTTCACACATTTCTTTTCTCCTCCTTATTTTTCACCTGCAAGTACATCATTCATCAGCTTATTGAGGTCCCTGATCGTGGTCTTCAGGCAGCTTGCAAAGTCCTTGATCTTCGGGTGATCCTCATAGTCGTCGAAGAAGTCCTCAATAGCCTCGATAGCGTTGTCCAGGCTGTTGTCAAGTGCCCTCCAGAGTTCGTGAAGGTCAGGTGCCTGAGCCTCCTCTTTGGCTTTAGCAATGCCCTCGTTCATCTGCTTGAGGTACTTTTCACGCTGCTGTTCAAGGCGCTGTTCAGTGTCCTTGTCGCGCTTTTTAAGTTCTTCCTGGAACTGAGCTGTCAGCCGGTCTATCTCCTCATCGTTGTTATGAATCAGCACATCGACAGGGCGGTTTTCAAGCTCGTCCACCTGGGCGATGAGCTCACTGATGCGGTCGGACTGCTTGCCATTCTCTGCCACCAGCTCCTCACGCCATTCTTTTTCCTGGTCTCTGTCAGCGGTCATAGAGTCCAGCTGCGACTGTAGCTGTATGGACTTGTTCTGTTCATTAACGATGTTGTCTTGCAGCATCGCATTGCTGCTCTGGAGCTTTGCTATCTCATCTTCGCGCCGTTTGGTGTGCATAGAGTAGTTGTCCTGCTGGGTTTTAAGGTCCCTTTCAAGCTCTGAAATTTTAGCTTTCAGTTCCCGGACGGAAGTGCTTTCAAGGTCGGTATTCTGAACGATTTCTGCACGTTCCTGCTCGTCGAGCTTGGCAAGCAGCGAGAGCTTGGACAGTCCTAAATGGTGATACGTGTCACCATTTTCAAGTTCTGCAACAGAAAGATACTTCTGTGCCTGATGCCTTTTTATTCCGACTTCTGCCTCGGTATAGCTCTCAAAGCTGTTGTAGCCCAGTTCTTTATAGAGCTTATTATCGTGCATTTCCTTGAGGGCCTTGCACATCTCATAGAGCGATTCCTGAGCCGCCTGAGCGTTAGCGCAGATGCAGCGGTGCAGCTTGACCGCCCTTGTGTACTCTGCACTCTCGACTATCACACCGGACGGCTGAGGGGCGCTCACTTTGCTGAGAGCTTCACGGGCTTCCGCACCGAACTTTGGAGCGTGCTTACAGAATTCGTCGATACGCTCAGCAAGCTCCTCGGTAGTATTGATGCCATAGCGCTTGACGCCGTTATAAGCCCTGACGCTCAGACCGAGTTCTTCAATGTCCATTCTGCTCCTCCTTGCTCTTGAAGAAATGTGCAAGCTTAGCAGTACCGACTATTGCTGTAAAGATCTTATCAAACGGATCACCGGTATTGTTTGAAATCGCCTTGCATATCTCGACAAGCATAATAGCTGTTTCTTGGGCAATGTCGTGCGTGCTTCCTGACAGAGTGAGCAGCGTATCTGTGCCGCGTTTCTTGTCTATTTTTACTTCAACCATTGACTTTTCTCTCCCTTTGTGGTATATTATTGTTGGTATATTATTGTTTTCGCTCCCTTCGGGGAGCATTTTCTTTTTATGCGAACAGCGCTTTGATGCAGCGCTCAACGTCCTCCGGGATATCCGTGAACTCCTCACCGTCAACTCCCACGACTATTGCCGTGCCGACGATCTGAGTGTTGGCAACAGCTGAGGCTACTGGATTTAACGGCAGGTCACGCAGCAATCCTTCCTCGTTCACGAGCATAACAGCTCTGTCCTGCACGAGCGTAACTGCCTCAATGAATCCGTCAACGGCAGCCTGTAATGCTTCGAGAGTGTTTTTGATTTCAGTCTCAGTGATGCTGAGACCTTCAAGTTTCAATACTTTCATCATCCTACCTCCCCGAGCATATCCCAGAGCTGCTTGTAGAGGTCGCCCTTACGCATATCAAGCTCATACTGCTGACGGTTGATCTCATCGAGCTCAGCTCTGATAGCTGCCATCGCATCTGCGAGCGTGACTGTATGCGGCGGTCCCGGAATGATCTCCGGCTTCTTGTAGGGTATCTTCTTCTCAGCCTTGACAACTTTCTCAGCTGCGGAAGCGGCTGCCTGGTTCTGCTTGCGGCGGAGCATACTGAAACATCTGTGGTCTATTCCGCCTGCGACAAGGATCCCGATGATCTGCTCCATAGAGCAGCAGTTCTGATCTGCGAGGATCTTCACCTGAGCGCTGCGGTCTTTGGCTTCTTTGTATTCCTTGACTATATCTGCGTTGGACATATACATTACTTGTTCACCGCCTTCCAGAGAGCGTCACGGTTGATGCTCATAATTCGCCTGCGGTATACATCAGCGTAGGCGGTTCTGCGGTACTGCTCACGGCGTTTCTGACGGCGCTTTTCGGAATCATCAGCGATGCCGTCCATTATCCCTGTCAGGCATACTGCAAGCAGTATGACACCCACAAGGAAACTGATTGAACTTAGTGTTGACATTGATTTTTCTCCTCTCCTACGAATGCCATTAGATCGGTTTTAAGTATTCTCCATTCCCTGCCGACCTTGAAGCCTCTGATGACACCGGAGGCAAGGTATCTTCGGACTACCTCCGGATTCGCACCAAGAACAACTGCGACATAGGGAAGATCAACTACTATCGGCACCTGATCCCAGCCGACAACAGGTTCAGCTTTTTTCATAATTACACTCCTTCCTTGTATTCCCCCTCACTGTCTGCTATAATTAGAGCAGGGAGGAGGTGATCAAATGACTGATAATGAGAAACGTGCTCACGATTTTGCAATGGCTGTTGTGCAGGATCGTCTTGCAAGAGACGAAAAATGCCAAGTGCCTGATTTGATCGGTGAGTACAATGTTGCGTATTCAGAAATGCTTGATGAACTGAATAAACAGTAACAATGTTCTTTGATAGGGTGTGGCTGCTGCAACAGCTGTGCCCTATTTCTCTTCTCTGCTTTCTTTGATCAGTCTTATAATTTCGTCCTGTTCAGCAAGCGCTGATCTAATTTTTTCAACAGCTTCATCTTTTCGTGATAAAGTGTTTTCGTAAAAATGCGCTGCGCCACCGAGCTTAGCTTTTGCGCCTTCCAGCGCAAGCTCTAAGATTTGAAGTTTTGTCACACCTCACACTCCTTTCTGTGTTTCTTGCGTTTCCGCAAGTGATTCGCTAAAAAAAATACGGTCAACGTCGTCTTTTGAAAGGTTGAGCACTTTTTTCAGCGTTCTCAGCTCAGACAGCGTGAAATCGGATTCACCATTAAATTTTCGGTATACTGTTGTTGGATTTATTCCGAGAAATTTAGCGATATCCTCTTTGCTTACCCCAGCGCGTATCTGAGCAATTTTGAATTCAATTGGGTTCACCGTGTCACCTCCTTGCGTTTCCGTAAGTATATAATAGCACATCGCCTCAGCTTTGTCAATACGTTTTCGCAAGTTTTTTTTATTTTATTTCAAATTTCTCTTGCATTTTTGCAAATATGGTGATATAATAATGCCAAAGGAGGTGCAAAAATGTTTGATTTAAAACAACGTAGGATTGAATTAGGACTCACTATGCTTGATGTTGCAAAACTTGTTGGAGTCTCAGAAGCAACAATTAGCCGCTATGAAAGCGGTAATATAAAAAATATGCGCCGTGATAGAATAGAGAAATATGCTAAAGCACTCAAGGTATCACCTTCGGATTTCCTTGATATCAATGATGCTGAAGATTCGTGTGATTCAGACCTCGCCGCACTTATAGCAAAGTATCCGAACATCAAACCCATAAAGCTGAAACGCTTTCCGATGCTGGGCGAGATTGCCTGCGGAGAACCGGTCTTTGCTGATGAGGATAAGGAACACTATGTAATGGCAGATATGGATATACACGCCGACTTCTGCCTGACCGCAAAAGGCGACAGTATGGTGAATGCCCGTATATATGAGGGAGACATCGTATTTATAAAGGAAATGCCTATTGTTGAGAACGGCGACATTGCTGCCGTGATAATAAACGATGAAGCTACTCTGAAACGTGTGTACTACTACCGCGAGGACGGTATGCTCCAGCTCGTCGCTGAGAACCCGAAGTATAAACCGCTCGTCTACCAGGGCGAGGAACTAAATCACATCCGCATTCTCGGTAAGGCTGTTTACTTTATGAGTGCGGTGGAGTAAGGAGGCTGCTTATGAACATTATCAAATACCCCTCAGAGGAAGCCGTAAACAAGGCAATGGTGACAGACGAGCCGCTCCTGGTACTCATATCCTTTGACGGTGAGACTGTTATAATGAGTCAGATCGACGAGGCAATGGAGCATCATATACTCTTGATGAACGCAGGGTTCAAGGATACCGACATCGACAAGTTCTTCCGTATCGTTCTCGACCGCAGCGGAGCAGACTGGACTTTCATCTGTCCACCGGACTACAAGAGCATTCCTTTCAAGGACAAGCGCATAGAAGCTTTCTACAAGGATGGATTTGCTGTTATTTCAAGCTTTCTGCATTCCATAGGGTATCTTGTAGGCATTGACATCCCGAAACGTTACAGACGGCATCTGGATGTGCTCAGCAGCGAGACATACTAATATAGTCTGATAGATATAAGGAGGAGTTATTATGAAAAAATTATTATGTGTACTTGCAGCACTTACCTGTGCTATAAATCTCGCAGCCTGCGGAAGCAGCTCCGATGATAACGACAGCGGCGAAGAGTTCATCAATCTTGCAGGCACATCGGATAATAAACAAGAGGAACTTACTTTGCATACTATATCAAGATGGCTGACGAGAGAGATATGGAACGATGGGTTCTGTGACATTTCTTGGTATGTGAAAAACGGAACAAATGCCACCGGCGGCGAACTTGATATAGATTTCCTCCTGGATAATCTGAAATATTCATATAGCAAAAAAGCTGAATACGATGAATATATCAACTCGCTCGATGACTCAATTGAAATTCAGGCGCAACTGATAAATGCCTGGAATAAAACAAGCGAACAAATTGATATATTATATAACAAGGTAACATCTGAAAAGCCCCGCCCGAAAGATGCAACCTATGAATTCAATACTGATTTATACATACAATATCATGATAAATTTGAAGAATACTGCAATGAAATAAAGGACCCTGCTTTTAAATAAAAAAAATCCCCTGCGGTGCTGGAACACCAACAGGGGAAGGGAGTTATGATATAAACCATAACCGTCGCAAAGTTATTATATCATAGCTCCGCGACAATGTCAAGGAGGTATGACTATGGCAACAACAAAAAACAAGCGCCGTTCTGACGGCAGAAAACAAGCGTCTATCTATCTCGGCATAGTTGACGGCAGGAAGAAGTACAAGTACATCTATGCAGCTACCGATAAGGAACTGAACCGCAAGCTCGATGAAGCCAGGACGCAGCTCGGCAAAGGACTCGACCTATCAGCTCAGAGGGAGACCTTCCGCTACTGGTGGGATAACTGGCTCAGGATCAAACAGGCTGAGATATCCGACAAGAAATTCAGAGCATACAAGGCGAAAGAGAAGTACATCCGGCACCTGTTCGATATGCAGATGAACAAGATACACGCTATGGACATCCAGAGTATCATCTATGACAACACTCAGCTCGCAGATGATACGCTCCGGCAGATCAGGAACATTCTCCGGCAGGTCTTTCAGCTTGCAGTTGTCAACCGCGTTATAGACTTCAATCCCGCCGACGGAGTGCGTATGCCCAAGCACAGAGAGCCTGAGGAAAAGCGCCGTGCTCTTACTCCTGAGGAGATCAGATGGATAGAGAATACACCGCACCGTGCTCAGACAGCTGCTATGATTATGTTATACGCCGGCCTCAGAAGGGGAGAGCTCATTCCTTTACTCTGGACGGACATTGACCTCGATGCCGGCACGATCTCAATCACAAAGTCCGTTGAAGCGGAAGGAAGTTATCTTTCAGTGAAGAAGGGTGCAAAGTCTTCCGCCGGAGAGCGCACGGTGTTCATCCCGGAGAAACTCATAAGCTATCTTCGGACGGTTCAGGCCACCGGTTCACTATATGTATGTCCCTCAGCTTCGGGTGCGATGCTGACAGACAGCGGCTGGAAGCGGCTGTGGAATTCATATATCGCTGAATTGAATTACAGGTACGGCGATTTTTCAGGCGTGGTTCTCCCGGATAAAGAAGGGAAGCTCCAGAAGTTCGTGAAGCCGAAGAGCCGTTTCGCGCCGACGAAGATCCCGATAGTGATAGAACCGTTCACAGCTCACTACCTCAGACACACATATATTACTATGCTTTACTTCGCAGGAGTGGATCTTCTCACCGCAAAGGAGCAGGCAGGACACGCAGACATCCAGACTACGATGCAGATCTACACTCACCTTGATAAGGTCCACAAACAGCGTCAGATCAGCAAGCTCAACGATTATCTTTCCGGAGCGTGCCTGTCAGATGCCTGTCAAGAGGTCGGATAGTTTTGGAAAAATAGATAATTGAATGAGCCTTGGTAAGGCGTAGGTCGTCGGTTCAAGTCCGATCATCAGCTCCAGTATAAAGTCCTTGGAAAAGCCGGTTATTCGGCAAATTCCGAGGACTTTGTTGTTTTATTTTAAAGAATGTAGTAGGGCAAAAAAGCGCAAATAAACTCAAAAAAGTTGAGGTTATGCCTGTCAGAATGCCTGTCAAACAAAAATCCCCCTCCGGCTGAAATAGTCAGAGGGGGTTCTTATTGCACAAAATGAGCGTTATATGAGCATTAAATGAGCGTAAACATAAAGCTGGATTGCACGTCGAGCAATAGTTTTATTTGCCGAGGACATAAATGTCCTTACCTTTCCTCAAGCAGTCCGCTGAAGATGTGATCATCATACTCGACTGTGACCTTCATAGACTTTTTCGGGGCTGCCGGCACAGGATTTGCTGTTGCCTTTTCTCCGGGAAACACTGTCCCACGCTGAAAAGTCGATATGTAGTTATCGCCTGTGGTTTCGTTGCCGAACCAGTGATTATTGGCGTACTTCTCACTGTCCCTGGTATCGACGTGGCAGCTGTCCGGCAGCATCAGACCGATGCCACCAAAGCCAATACGTTCAGCGACCTCAGCAATATCCTGCGAAGTGTAGTAGCTGCCGTCCTGCTTCTGAACCTTGATGTCAGCTGCCAGACCAAGCCTGTGAGCGTCAGTCTTTGTGCCGTA